TCCATACAGCACGTCGCCCATCGAGAGCGCGATCAAGCCGGTCATCTACAGCGAGCAGTTCGCCAACGACATCACCCGGATCGTGGCCAAGGTCATCCACCCGCGCCAGAAAGTGGTCCTGGACGAAGAGATGATCCGGAAGAATCTGAGCCAAGAAGCGCAGATGGACCCGGAGAAGGCGACTCAGGAACTGAACGCGATCATCGCCGAGGTCGAGAGCAAGATCAACTCGCTGCAACCGCAGGACGCCCTGGTCTATCTGTCGTCCATCGGTTTCGAGGTCGAGAACGCGAGCAATTCCGGGTTGTCGGCGGAATACGAAGTCCTGCAGGCGATGGCGAATGCGCGCTTGAGCACGGGCAGCAAGACGAACGGGACGGTGCTCGGCTTCGCGAGCGGGTCCAGCAACATCGCCAGTTCAGAGATCATGCTGTTCATGCGCTCCTGCACTGGAGCGGTGAAAGGTCCGATTGAGGAGTTCTGGAGTCGCACCTTCACCCTGTCTGCGCGCCTGTTCGGTTTCGACGTGGTGGTCGAGTTCCGTTACGACCCAATCGACCTACGCCCGGACAACGAGCTGCTGGCCTTCAAACAGACGAAGCAGATGATCGTGCTTGAGCAGTTATCACTTGGCATGATCACGGATGACGAGGCGTGCTTGAAGCTGACGGGTCAGTTGGCACCGCCTGGACTGAAGTTGTCGGGGACGATGTTCAAGCAAGGGCCTGGCCTGTCAAACGGTTCAGATACTCCAGCACCGTCGAACAACGGCAGCACCCTGAACCAGAAGATGAAGCCGACGACGCCGAGCACCGGGCGGGGGCAGAACAAGAAAGCGCGTTCAAAGTTGCCAGAACTGACATGACTGTTGGGTGTGCATCAATAGGTGGTTGCAATAGGCACTGGCTATCGTGCTAGGCGCGACGATAGTTTCCACGTATAATGGAGCCTGTGAAACTCCATCGTCCTGATGGGGATGGCAGCCTAAAGGAGCGGCATGGACCAGGCACTGATAAATTGGATGATGGGCGGCTTCGGGGCTGCCGTTGCGTTCATCCTGCGAGTTGTCTGGGAAGGCTTGCGAGAACTCCAGAAGGCCGATCTTGAACTCGCATCGAGAGTGAACGAAGTTCAGTTGGTGGTCGCAGGCCAGTACGTGAAACGGGAGGACATGGAGCGCATCCAAACCGCCCTGTTCGCGAAGCTGGACCGCATCGAGAACAAGTTGGACCTGAAGATGGACCGTCCGTAGGAGATGGGCGAATGGCTAGACCGATACCAGATCACGAGGAAGATCATTCTCGCGATTTCGATGTGGATGCTGTACGACGCCTCGCGGTGGAGTCAAGTTTATGCAAGTGGAAGCAGCCTGAGCGGCACGGAGATTGCAAGTATTCTTGCAATGGGGCAGGCACCTGCCACCTTATTCGCCGCCTGGGCATTCAAAGTGTACGTGGAAAGTAAAGCGTGAGCACCGTCTCGTCCCTTGCCAACTTCTTCGCCGAGAAGACCCTGGCGGGATTGGGCGACTGGAAGGTGCAACTCGATCCGCGAGGACTCATGGACATCAGCCCGCATACGCGAGTGATCGACCTAGTTGCACCAAAGATTGACGGTTACGACGAACACAGAAACGTGCTTTTTTTGGCAGCAATGCCCCGGTAAATTGCGGCGCTGCCGCCAAAGTTAGGAGATACAAATGGCATATCAGATGAACGACACGCTTCGGAACAATCGCCAACAGGCGATCATCGACTTCGCCGGGGCGTCCGCAAAACTCAAGTTCTTCAGCGGCTCGCAACCCGCCGCAGGTGGTTCGGAAACCACACTCCTTGCCACGTTGAATTTTGGTTCCACAATCGGCTCCGCAGCCGGGGGCGTGCTGACGCTTGGCGCTGTGACGCAGAGCAATGGCTCGCACGTTAACGGCACCCCGACGTGGGCGCGGCTGTGCAAGAGCGACAACACCTGGGTCTGCGATTATGCCATTCCTACGGACATGACCTTCCTGGGCACGGTGGCCACCGGGGTGGACGTGACCCTCGGGGCATGCACCTTCACCGAAGGTCAGTAACCCTTATCACAGCGGAGAGATCACATGGCACTTGCTTTTTCAACGACCCTGCGCACGGCCCGCGCACAAGCCATCATCACGGCGGCTGGAGCCAGCGCCAAGATGAAGTTCTACGATGGCACTCGGCCTGCTAGCGGTGCAGCGATCACGTCGCAAACTCTGCTCGGCACAATGACCGCTGGCGCGACACTGGGCACGGCTACGAGTGGCACGCTCGATTTCGACGAGTCCGGATTTACGCAAAGCAACGGCTCGCACGTGAACGGTACTCCGACGTGGGTGCGGATCACGACTTCCGCCGATGTCTTTGTTGCCGACCTGTCAATTGGCAGTGACATGACCTTCACCGGAACGATCTCGACGGGTGTGAACATCACTCTGAACGCTTCGACCATCACTGAAGGCAACGCGTAAGCCATGGCAACGCCCGCCGCCGACTACTATGGGTGCGCCTCCGGAGGGGTGATCTCTGCGGGCAGGAGCGCCGTTATACCGCACACGGCGGTGGTGGGTGACTCGATCTCGACCGAACTCTACGGACTGTCGTCTGCCTATTGGGCCACGGCGCTTTCTGGTGGCAGGGCGAATATCATCGCGCAGTGCGGTGTGGGGTCAACGGGTATATCGAACTGGGTAGGCGGGATCGACAATCTCTATACGGCAGGTTTTCCAGGACTTGCTGGTCTTCCGCACCTGGGACGAGTTATCTTCCGTCTTGGGACAAACGACTGTTGGGCTGACAGTTCCTACGCATCTCTGCAGTCCAATTACGAGATACTTTTCGGGAAGTTGGCCGGTTACGCCGACAAGGTGTACATCCTCTCCATCCCCCCTATGGGTGGAGCGTCGTATGCGGCGTACAACTATCGGACACTTGAGTACAACGCGGCATACGCTGCGTACTGTGCGGCGCACCCCTCACAATTCACGTTCGTAAACGACACGGCTGTGATGCGAAACGGGGACAACTCGCAGAAAGCGGAATACTTTCACACCGACCGACTCCACTTCAACGGGGCGGGGATGTACTACGCGGGACTGGCCCTTTCGTCGGTGCTTGCGGCAGAACTCTACAGCCTCCCGTCACCAATAGAGCGTGTCGTCTCCGACATTTACCCGGCAGGCAATGAGTGGCACGCCAACCCTCTCAATGTCGGGACGAGCGGGACGTTTGGTGGAGGCAGCGGTGGCACCGGCCAATTGGTGAATGGTTGGACCCTAACCACGGACTTTAGTGGGACGGCGGTGGCCTGCAGCAAGGTTTCAGCGGATGTAGGGGATACGAACACGACCCCGTGGCAGCGCCTGTCCTTCACGTCAGTGCATTTGAACGGGCATGTTCAACTGGACGCAGTGCCTGTGGGACGTGACCTGACCACATCTGACCCGATTGACCTGGAGGGTGTTGTCGAGATTCGCCTCAACAGTCTAGACTTGAGCAAGTTTCAATACATCGAATTTTTGATGATTGCCAACGGCGGCGATCTTCTACTTCGACGCATGCGTCTTGACATGGGGTTGGCGACAAACGTCAGCCACACCTGTGTTCTGCGTCACAAAGTTCGTCGATCGGGTAGCAACGACCCTACGTCGGCATCCCTGCGTATTTACGCTCTCGGGGCTGCCAGCGGAAGCAGCGTTGGAAGTATCGACTTTCGGAATTTCACGGTAAGAGGGTAACATGGCTGATCTGCACGTAAAGAACACCGGGTCCACAACGTCCCCTTTCGATACCTGGGCAAAAGCTGCCGGGAATCTTGGCACGGTTACAGGGGCGGCAGCCGGTGACCGTTATCTGCTGTCGAGCAGCCATGCCGGCAGTACCACAGGGTATACGATCACATTTCCAGGAACCCCTGCCAACCCGAACCTGCTGTTGTGTGGAACTGAAGCTGGTGCATCCGGAATATCCGCGATGGCGGCTACGGCAGTCGAGACGATCACGGGAACGACGTTCACGCTGAATGGCTCCTTCTACGCCGAAGGGATTATCTGGGACTTCACTTCCACGAGTTCCGGTGCTCCAAACTACGCGGCCAACAACGGGGCGGTGCAGCGGTTCAAGAACTGTTCATTCCGATACACCGGAGCGGCGGGATCGCCTCAGTTTCTCTTCGGCACACTATCCAGTGGTGCGGCATCGTCGATGATCCTGGAGAATTGTGGAATTCGCGGGTCTTCTGCAAACTTCAACGTAGGTATTGAACGGGAAGTGATCATTCGTGACGGTGCTTGGGAGTCAGGCGGCACGTCTCCGACCTACTGCTTCAACGTTGGCGTCGGCAACAAACCTGTCACTTTCCTGGTCGACGGTTTCGACTTCACGAACATCGGCAACAGCACCAACATTGTCGGAGCTATCGGGGAAGGTAGCTGCAACACGGTGCTGCGTCGGTGCAAGTTCGGGGCGAGTTGGGCCGGATCTCTTGTTGCGTCCGGGCAGATCAAACCCGGCACGCGTGTCGAGATGTACGACTATCAGATTGGCTCGACGCTCAATCGTGCATGGGTGGAGCAGTACGAGGGCGCGATCAAGAGCGAGAACACGATCAAACTTTCCGCCGATTTCTCGTACAAGGCGGTGACCAACAGCAACATCAAGTATCCGCTCGGTGAGTTGGAGGTTTTCGAGGCGTACCGTTCGCTGACATCAGGTGTCGCCAAGACCTTCACGGTCAAAACCCTTACGGACGGGGTGACACTGACGAACGCTGACGTGATTATGCGGGCCGAGTATTTCGACACATCCTCCTCCTACTTGGGGACGTTTGTGAGCAGTCAGCCTGCCAGTCCTATTGCTAGTGCCACGAACCTGACGACAAACTCGGCAGCGTGGGCGTCTGCGCCTGGGACCCCGGTGAAGCAGGAAGCGAGCATCACCTTTACGCCGGCACAGACCGGGTTCTGCATCATCACAGTGAGCCTCACCAAACCATCGACGACCGTCTATATTGACAACACCCTGACGGAGTCCTGAGATGGCCTACATTCTTGGCCCTGATGGGTCTTTGGTCGAGGACTCCACCGCTGGTCTGTTGCCCCACGGCGCGATCCTCCTGGTCAGTTCCGGTAACGCGGCACCGACATTCCCCGGACCGAGCATCGGGGCACAGAGTGGGACGGTCGGGCTTGCGGTTTCCAACAGCGTCGCCTCGAAGTTTTCCGACTCCGATGCGCTGACGTTCAGCGCTATCGGGTCATGGCCGCCAGGACTCACTGTATCGTCGGCAGGTGTCATCACTGGTACTCCGACGACGGTCGGGACGTATGCGAGTCTTTCTGTTCGGGCAACCGACACCATCGCGCAGACGGTTGATTCGGACACCTTCACCTACACGATCAGTGCGGCGGCTGCCGGTGCGACGATTTCGACCACCACTGCAAACGCGACGTTCTCCGGTTCGGCGCAGCCCGCGTCCGGACTCGGGACCTTTACCAGTGAAGTCCTGAAGGACAATACCGGGACCGTGGTGGCCAGCAAGGCTCTGACGTTCGTCGCGATCTACAACGACAGCACGGGGGTCTTGGTGGTGCGCAAGACAGGGTTGTCGACCAATGGGTCTGGAATATTCTCCTTCTCCGACGCCCTACTGACTCCGGGCACCACCTATCGGGTGGACTGGGAAGACGCTGATGGTCGGAGGCGGATGCCGAGAAAGGCAGCGACATGAGTTGGGTTTCCAGCGATACTGAACTCGTATCGTCGGCATGGCTGTCGTCCGCCTACGGGGGGCATGGCATACTCGGGTACGACATCCCTTCGGTTGGCGTTAGCGGAGGCAGTCCCCTACTCAACGACGGTGTTTCTTCAGGCGAAGAATATCGCTGGACTTTGCACACCGCGCCGGCATCCGGCACGTTGGTCATTTACGAGAACACATCCTTTGATTTTTACGGGGCGGCTGACGGCGCTTACTCGTTCGTCTACCGTCTGTACGAGTCGGGGGTTGATTCCGGTCTGACCACTGTCTATCTCAGTGTGGGGCCGCCAATCGCGACAGTTTCCGCGACGACTGCGGACGCAACACTATCTTCGTCTGCGAGCGCGGGACAGAACCTGGCGTTTTCGCTGACATCGTTTTCCGACTTTTACGGAAGCGCATCGTCTGGCGTTGTTCTCGCCTCATTCCTGCTCCCTTCAGATTCCACCTTTGAAGGTGGATCTTTCTCTTCGCCCGTATTCAGTTTTGACCTTACGCCCTCGTCGGGTTTCTCGGGTAGTGCAGCCCTGGACATGTCGTCGAGTGCGTCTTTTGTACTCGACTCCTTCTCCATGTTTTCCGGGAACGCCGAGGGGGATTTGACGCCAACCTACGGTGACGTGGTTCGGCTGTATTCAAGACTTGCAACATCGGTGTTTGCCGGTGACGTTGGTACGGAAATCATCGTGGATTGCGGTGCAGATGTGTCGACGGCAACGGTCAGGAACATCGTTGCGCGCAAACCTGCTGGAACTCGGGTCGTTTGGGCAGCACAACTCCTCACATCGAACTTGATCAAATACACGGTGGTGGACGGCGATCTTGACGTGGTCGGGAATTGGAAGTTGCAGGCGTATATCGAGATGCCGTCTGGTCGGTGGTCTGGTGAGGTCGCCACACTTTTTGTGGCCCGACCTATCTAATGGGAACAAACATGATTGAAGAAAAAATATGGGCCGGGTCAGAAACCAGCCTGCAAGCCGCGACGGAAGCCCTGGTCAAACTCAAAGCGAGTGATCGTGAAGAAGAACCGTGCGATTATCCGAGGTTGCTCAGTGTCGACAGCGGACTGGCCACGATTACGATCAAGGGTCCTCTGGTCAATATGGACAACCCCATGCTTCGATTCTTTGGCGTGACCAGCTATCCGGAAATCCGCGACGCTCTCCTGAGTGCGGTCAATGACCCTGAAGTGAAGCAAATCCTTCTGGAGATTGATTCCGGTGGTGGACAAGTGGCGGGCTGTGACGACACCGGCAACCTGATTCGCGCTGTGCACAAGGTCAAGCCCGTGACCACCTACAGTGACACCATGGTGAGCGCGGCCTATTGGCTTGGTTGTTCGGCTGGCAAAGTCTATTCGAGCAAAGCGGCATTGGTCGGCAGCATCGGCGTTATCGCTACGTTCAAGGAATACTCGAAGCAGAATGAGATGGAAGGCGTGACAGTGTCCGTCATCCGTGCGGGCAAATACAAAGCCTTGGCCAACCAAAACGAACCACTGAGCAAAGAAGCTCGCGCTCAAATTCAAGCCATGGCCGATGCCGCTTATGAGGTTTTTGTCGAACACGTCGCCGATATGCGTGGCGTGGATTACGCCACGTGCGACAAGAAAATGGCCGATGGACAAGAGTTTATCGGGCAAGCAGCGGCTGACGTGGGCCTGACGGATGGCATTACCACATTTGATGCCGTCGTTGGTGGATTGAAGAAAAAAATCCTTGCGTCATCGCAGAAATCAATGGATAATCGCGTTAGCGATAGGTTTAGACTATCGGGCACTGCCCAAATCTCTGGAGACTCACCCATGCCCAAAAAGGCTTTGACGGAAATTGACATCGCTGCGTTGGCCGCTGGTGCGACCCTCAACGCGGAGGGAACCGTAACCCAAGAACTTGAAGGAGCCGACAACGGCCTGCAAACCGAAACGCCCGCCGAAGAAGTGACGCAAGAAGCTGAAGTTCAAACCGAACAGCTTGCCACTATCGACACCAGTGTGCAGTTTCTGCAAAGCCTTGTCAAAGACAAGGACGACGCCCTGCTTGCAGCCAACGTGAAGATTGCCAAGCTGGAAGAGAAGCTGGCTGATGTCGAAGCCGCTCATGCCCCGCTCCTGCAGATCGCCATCAAGTCGGCCCAGAACATGGCCACGGCGCTGAACGGCACGTCGCTCCTGAGTGAGGGCATGCCCGCTGTCCAGGTCCTCGCTGAGCACCAGCGCGTGACCGAGTTGTTCCAGAAGAAGTTTCCCATTGGGGGTGTTGCTGCGGTTTCGTCCGAAGAAAGCACCCCTGCCAAGACGCAAATCGACC